TGCTGGATATAGCCAATGGATTCATCGGATGGATGAATAGCATGATGCAGACACATCCAATTATCGGACAAATTACGGAACAGATAAGCCTGTTCGGTGAAACTTTCCAAAATGCTTTCTCAACAGGTAACTTTGAGATTGTAGGTCAGCAGTTCGCCATGATGATGATGAACATTGTCAATACCTTGCTAAGTGGCATTCCTCAGTTAATTGAGATGGGTGCTCAGATGATTGCTGGCATTGCTCAGGGGATGGCTAACTATCTCCCGGCATTCGTGCTAACAATAACTCAGTTATTGTCTGACATTTTGATTACCTTTGTCGATAACCTGCCATTGTTCATTCAGGCTGGTATGAGCTTGATACTCGCTCTGATTCAGGGTCTTACTCAAGCACTACCACAGATAATCACTACGGTGACGACTGTTATTCTCTCTCTGATTCAAACATTCAGCACGACAATTACAACTTATCTGCCACTACTCCTAGAAGCTGGTCTACAGTTGCTGTCCTCGCTGGTGCAGGGGATCATTCAGGCGCTACCTCAGATTATCACAGCAGCCGGGACTTTGGTCATGACTTTGCTGACAACTCTACAGCAGAACCTCCCTACGATCATCCAGCAGGGTGTTCAAATTCTGATCAGCTTGGTTCAGGGGATCACTCAGATGCTCCCTCAGTTGGTCCAGATTGGTCTAACCATTATTACTACTCTGGTGCAGATTTTGATTGAGAATTTACCTGCCCTTATTCGGGCTGGTATTGATCTCCTGAACGCTGTAGTAGAGGGATTGACTGATATGATTCCTGAGCTTGTACCTGTAGCGATTGATGCTGTGATGACGCTATTTGATACTTTGATGGCTAATCTCCCTCAGATTATTGAGGCTGGTATCGAGTTGCTACTCGCTGTCATTGATGGTATCTCTCAGATGCTTCCTGAGCTCGTAAGTGCGGCTATTGAGATTATCCTCACCCTAGCAGGTGAATTGATTGCTAACTTGCCACAGATTATTGAGACAGGATTCGAGATTTTGGTGTCACTAGTCGAGGGCTTGCTCAAAGCACTCCCTGAGTTGACTAGTGCGGCTCTGGACATTGCCAAGGATGCTGGTGAGTCCTTCCTTGATTTTGATTGGGGCGGTATCGGTTCAGACATCATCAAGGGGATTGGTAGTGGACTTCAAGACATGGGTAATTGGTTAATGGATGAGGCTAAGAGCTTGGCTAAGAGCGTATACGAGGGCGCCAAGAGCGCCTTGGGTATTCACTCGCCTTCCAAGCTATTCGCTCAAGGAGTAGGTCGATGGATTCCAGCTGGTATAGGTGTAGGTATCGACAAATACTCTCACACAGCTATTAATGCTGTGACTAGCGTAGCCACTGGCATGGTATCCGGCATGAATGCGATGCAGTCCAAAGTAAATGCGGCATCCACGAAACTCGCACAGGCTGCCATGGTCGAACCACAGCGCACTTCCTTGGCATTCGATACCTCGCTATCCAGCGGCGACTTCGGGCGTGTAAAGCATGACTTTGGGGCGCAGATGGATGATTTTGAGTTGCCGGAACCTGTGACGATCGTTTACAACAACGTTGATAAGCGCGGTATCACTTCTATGGTTGAGACGCAAAGCGCAAGAGAAACAAGAGTACAGCAAGGATTTTCCCGTAAAGGGGGTTGATTATGGACATTCTTATTGAAAAACTGAATGGGGAGAGGAAGAAGTTTAGCGACTTCGGACTCATCCCCTTAGATATTCAAATATCAAGCACCGGTATCCGAAATTATCGGACTGAAATCCAAGGACGGCCGGGCACAATTTCTAAAGGAGCAGACCACGGAGCAAGAACTGTGGCTGTTCCTTTTATTATGCGCGCTGTTGATTTGATGGACTTCCCCTTCGCTAGGGATGAAATATTCGACTGGTTGGGTGATGTGGATGCTTTCTATCTGTATGAAGGGCGGTCAAACGGTGAAATGTATGCCTTTGAAGTACCTGGAGAACAGAATGGAGACCCATTGGACAAAAACAACAGTGAAATCATTTATGGTAAGCGATACTTAGTAAGTCGTGACGGAGCATTTAGTTTTGATCAGACTAATAAATGGGGTAAGGCAAGCATCAGTTTTGTAACAGATGGACTTCCATTTGGCGAAAGTGTTGCAAGAACAACACAACCATTCGTTATAACTGATACCGGTGATCCTGCAATCGATAACATCTGGCTTACTGGTCAAGGTGGACAGTTCCAGGATGACTTAATCTACACCTTTACAGGTAATGGAACAGTCAGAGTATGGAATGGGGGCACAGAAACAGTTGACCCTCACTTCATGGATATTGTTGTACGCTACACAGGAGCTTCTAACAGTCTTACATTTACGAACAAGACCAATGGCTCCCGATGGCAATACAACGGCACCAGCAAAGCCGGAGACGTTATCAAGCTGGACAAACTAGATTCATATAAAAACAACTCTTCTATAACTGGCGACACTGACTTAGATGTCCTGACAATAGACAGAGGATGGAATGAGATAACGATAAGCGGCGCTGATGCAGTTGGCAAAACAGAATTTGATTTTAAATGGTATTGGAGGTAGTCGGTATGCTTGGAAGAATATACGATCCATTGGAAACGAAAGCATACAACCTAACTGGATTCGATAAGATGACCCGGACTCGCCGAGTAAATGGTGAAAAGGCGCTCACATTCGACCTGCATAAGACACCTGCCAATGCCCATTGGTTTGACCAGCTGTCTCACATGTGGCGAGTGGATTGGATGGGCGAGAAATACGTCGCTCCTTTGATTGGTGACGCTACAGAAGGTAATAGCTATGTCCGGCAAGTGGACGCCATATACAGGCTCTATGACGATTTGAGGAACGACAGGATATATGAGACATTCAGTGGGTCACGGACCTTTGATGAAATGATGAATTTCATTCTTGGTGGTTCTGGCTACACATTTAGTACAGTGGACTTCTTCAAAGCGCAGGAATTTGAAAACTTCGGTAATGACTTCCGGTCAGAATTATTTTTCACTGCCCTGGAAAGGTACGGTGCAGAGTTTACCGAGTCAGGTATGCACATAACCTTCCGAGCGAAGATTGGTAACGAAACAGATTACCAGTACCGCCATAAATTCAATATAGAATCTGTTGAGAGACAGATAGATGCATTGGACTTCTCCACTTATGCGCGATTCGAGGGTAAAGACGGACTTGTCGCGGAGTATACAAGCCCATTGGCTGATATGTACCCTTTGTCTAACGGCGGTTACAGGCACGCTAACTCAGGCGAACCAGATGATCGAGTAACTAACTACGACACATTGCTTGCCAGGGCTAAGAAAGCTGTAGATGATAGCTTGAAAATAGCCATCACATTCAAATTCGAGGACATGCGTGCTGCTGGTTATAATCGGGCTGTCCCGAAAGAGGGCGACTCCGTTCTAATGGTCGAGGACAGGCTCGGCTTGAAAATTCGGACGCGCATTGTTGAGATAGTCGAAGTATTCGATGCTTACGGTAATGTTATTGACTGCGATGTAACGCTATCTAACTTTACTAACCTGACAGAGCAGAAAAAACGCCAGGAGAAAGCCATAGCGGACATCACAGACATCATGGAAGGTAACAAGTCCATTCCTTTCTCAGCATTGGACAGAGAGCTTCAACGGCTAGCTAATCAAATATTTGCCACTGAATCGCAGGTTGAGTATAACGAAAATGGCATTGTTGCTCGGACCAAGAACAATCCAGATCATATGCTTATCCTAAACAGCGCAGGTCTTCTTATCAGCTTGGATGGCGGTAAGACAGCGCGACTGGCCATTACAGCAGACGGGATTGCAACCGAATTGCTAACAGCTGGTTCCATTTATACGAACAATATCAAAATCGTCGGTGACGGCGATTATTTTTATTGGGATGGTTCTGGACTGTATGCGATTAACAAAGAAGACGGAACGCGCAGGGTAGTCATCAACTCCAATGGTATTAGGATTGATTACGGGATGCTTGAAGTTAAAGGTGAAGCTGGAACAGTGATTATCGATGGCAAGTCAAACATGCACAAAATTTTGGCTTCCGGGATCATCAAAATGAATACCGCGGCAGGCGATTACCATGCGTCAACTTCTGTTTATCACGGATTGGGTTATACACCTGCCTATAGCTGTTTCATGCAGGGAGATAGCACGCAACCTGATGAGGATGGTATGTCGTTCGCTTTACCGAGGCAGATAATCGGAAGAAACTCCGGTAGTCTTAACCTATTATCTGTCGTTCAAGGTGAGGCAGACCCCGGCAGACTTTACATTAAAGTAACCCGAGCAGATGACTACGCAGCGTCTCTGCCAGCAAAAGAGCTTACATTTCGATACTTCATATATAAAGAGGTGGCTTTCTAATGGTAATAATCTTCGATAAAAAAACAGGCAATATTGTCCAAACAGAAGATTTCAGAATAACATCAGCTTTCGATTCTCCTGAATGGCGTTCCGATTTAGAGGGAAAAGGGCTCGGCTGGATTGGCTGGCCTTATGAATTAGGAACGGATATTGGCAAATATAAGATTGCAATTAATGATGAGGGAGAACCGCAAGGAATTGTTTCTAAAACAGATGAGGATGTGAAAGTTGATGGCTGATATTAATAAAATGACTCAAACACAGCTCGAAGAGTTTTTCCGAAACACTATGGTGGGTTACGATTACGACACTATGCGAAATGTACTCGAAGCACTACGTCAAATTTTTCTTGGTGATATGGAAACAGTAAGGCTATTTCTTATAAATGCAGAGACTTCTATAATCAACAGCGAACAATTAGTTGAAGAGGCTAGAGATTACGCTTCGCGATCTCTAGCTATTGCAGAAGATACAAAAAATCAGTTTGACGCGGTTGTGGAAAGGGAGACAGACTCAGATGCCATGTCCAGGCAAGCTGCATTTGACATAAACAATGTAGATCATCAAACTCTTAAAGCTAGGCTAGATAACGATTATAAATATTTGCTTAGTGAACAGGAATCCATTGAGAAATTGCAGAACCAAGAAAAAAACAGGTTAGACCAACTTGCCGAGGCATCAAAAACAAACTACGAATCTTTAAATGCTGAGATAAACACACCTCACATGGTCGGCAATTTAGAATATCCCTTATATATAGCGCACAGGGGGGCTGCTGGTCTTTACCAGGAACACACTTTACTTGCCTACGAGTCACACATTGCTAGAGGGAATACACTTGTTGAATTGGATGTTCAACAGACTATAGATGGTTCCTTGGTTGTTATGCACGATGACAGCATCTATCGTACAACAAACGGTTCGGGTAAAGTATACGAGCTAACGACTTCATACCTTAAAAACAGAGAAGTAACAGATAAGTTAGACAGCAGAACATCGATAGGGGATACTTACGGTTACAAACCACAGCCAATTCCCACCCTAAAAGATGTCCTGGAAAGGTTCGGGAAATCAGCAACTTACTTTATAGAAAGCAAGGACAAGAGAAGCGCCGCTTTAATTGTTGATGAAGTGAAGTCCAGAAACCTAGAGGGATACGTTATCATACAATCTTTTAGTTTAACTGATTTACAGCAGGTCAGTGAAGAAGGCATTGAATTGCTTTATTTAAGTGATGATATACAAGAATCGGAATATCAGACAATAGCTAACCAAAACATCAACTTTATCGGTGTTAGCAAAAGGGTTTCGGATGGATATATTCAAAGTCTTAAAGCAGCAGGTTTCCGTGTTCTAGTTTACACTGTCAATCATAGGTATGAAAAAGACAGGCTCTTAAATTTGGGAGTCGATGGATTTTTTAGCGATGAGCCATTTTACTTAGACGGTTCAAATCCAAAACTGTCCAAAGACACCTTCAGAGAGAAAGTATTTCCTGATGGAATGATCCCGATGTATGCTAACTATAAAGGAGAATTCAATACAAATAAATATTCACCTTTCACTTGGGGTTTTTTGAAAGAAAGCACCGTTCCTGATGGTAGAGACTTTGTTCTTCAAGGTTACCTAGACAGTACACCTAGCACTTTTTCTATTAGTTTTAGTGTTACTAAATTAGAAAACGCAACTAATTCTTGGGCAAGTATAGCAGTATGTTTGCAAAATGATTATTTTGATGACAATAAAAATCCTCACCTTTCTAAAGGGGGATATCATTTATTATTTAGTAATACTGGTAGAATGCTCATATACAAAGTAATGGATGAGGGAGCTGTTAAATTAAAAGAAAGAGATATTGGTGAAACTTGGGATGTAGGTATGAAAGCTGATCTTATGGTAACTGTTACAGATACCGAAATAATTTTTGAAAGATTAGATATACCATATTCTATTACAGCGTACGATAACGATTTCAGAGGCGGATATATCGCTTTGGGCAGAAGATTCGCTGCATTTAACTTCAGCGACGTTACATTAATTTAGTTACTTTGTATGTTATATTTAATGAAAACATAAATGACAAGGTGATTAAATTTGAAACGAATGTTATTAATTATTGCCGTCGTTGCAATCTTTTTAACTGTTTACCTCATGATTGACTCAACAGCGGATACAAAAGTTCAAACAGACACAAAAGAAGTGAACGAGGACAGCATGGAACTAATAGCCCATCGCGGTGCTAGTGGATATGCACCTGAACATACTATAGAAGCATATAAATTAGCAAAAAAGATGAATGCAGATTATATTGAAATAGATTTGCAAATAACTGCTGATGGAAATCTAATAGCCATGCATGATGATACTGTCGACAGAACAACAAATGGAACCGGACCTGTATCAGATTATACTCTTAACGAATTAAAGAAGTTAGATGCCGGATCCTGGTTTAACAAAGAGTATCCAAATAAAGCGAAAGAAGTATATACAGAATTGAATGTCCCTACTTTGAGTGAAATATTTGATCAACTCGGGACGAAAGAAAATTATTATATAGAAATAAAAGAGTCTGATGATTCGTATATGGAAAAAGCATTATTATCAACACTTGATAAGTATGGATTTCTGAATGGAGACAAAGATCACGGTCGTATTATCATTCAATCATTTAGCGATGAAAGCTTAAAAAGAATCCATGATTTAGCACCAAAGATATCATTAACAAAGTTACAAGAATCATATGAAACAAAAGAAACTACCTCGACAGTTCTAAAAGAAATCAGTCAATATGCAGATTTCATCGGCCCATCCTATAAATACATTGACCGAGAATTTGTCATATCAGCTAAAAAAGAGGGTCTTTTGGTACATCCATTCACTGTTAATGAAACTGATGCGATGAGCGAGTTAGAAGAGTGGGGAGTTTCGGGTGTGTTCACTAACTACCTAGATGCATACAAAAAAATTAATTAAAAAGGAATAACCTCCCAATCTGTCGAATAAGGACGGAAAAAGGAGGTTATTTCGTGAAAGTATTCGATGCTGTAATCATTAATAATGACCAACACGATAATGTTAAGGGTATTTACTATCAAGATGGTCATTGTATTTATATTGATAATCCTGATCACTTCTGTGTTTCTGTATTTAGGAAAATCTTAAGAGGTAAGACTCATATAAAAAACATTGAGTTCATCTCTAAGGGTGAAGCTATTTCACTTCACAGCGGAGCGATGAAAGTTCTCGAAATTGTTCCTCAAGAAAGAATATCTATTAAGAAATAAAACGCCAGGGGGTCAAGTCCCCCGGCTGCCACCAGCCCATAAGGGATAGCTGGTGGTTTTTTATTGCACTAAATTAAGGAGGTGACATGGGTTGAAACAGAGATTAAAAGGGGGCGAGAAAAATGCAGGAAACAACGGAGGTGAAAACACCAGTGAATGAAGTTGTACAAGATCATGAGCGCCGTATTGTTATTCTCGAACAAAACGTTGAAGAAATGAGAACCGGGATACTCAAGATAGAGAATACTGTTTTGGCAGAAGGTCGAGAACAACGCAATATGCTACAGCAGGTAATCAAGTATTCATTTGATGATCAGCAGCATAAACGCGATAATACAACTAAACTCAAGCAACTTAGGTGGACAACCTTATCCAGTATCCTCGGAACTGGCGGAGTTGTCTTTTTGATTATCCAATGGTTGCTGGGTCAGTTTTAATCTTATGGTCTTTATGCCTGCCAGGACTAGCTGGTGGGCTTTTATTATGCAAAAAAGGAGAGGTTAAGATGGAAGAAGTAATGCTTTTTGCATCTGTTATCAGCCCAATTGCTTTGGCATTGGTGCAGCTGGTGAAAAAGACAGCACCTGTTAGCAACAGATATTTGCCGCTGATCAGTTTGCTAGTCGGGCTGTTAGTCGGATTTATAGCAGAGCCATTCACGGAATTGGACACAGTAATGCGATTGTGGGCCGGCGGCTTTGCCGGGCTTGCAGGTTCCGGTCTGTTCTCGCTTGGAAAGAAAACAATTTCAAATAACAATGATGAGGCTGCCTAAGGGCGGCCTTTTAAATTTAAATTAAAAGGAGAAGATTATTTATGGTGAAAATTTACGTAGACCCAGGACATGGCGGTAAAGACCCAGGCGCACAAGGAAATGGATTAAAAGA